GAATACAAAGTCCACAAGTGAGGTGATGAAAGATGGCGACTTATCGGGAAGCGTTAGTCGTTTCCTTTGTGGCGGGGGCGGATTTGCGAAACTACCCCTTCGCTCCCGTCAGGCTGGACGCCACGACAGGACGCGTCGTTTTGGCAGGTGCTAACGAGCGAGCCATCGGCATCTTGCAAAACAAACCAAACGCTGGCGAGACGGCATCCGTGATGCTTTACGGCATCAGCAAGGCTGTCGCTGCTGGCGCTATCACCATCGGAAGCCCCGTCGTTGCTGCCGCCAACGGGCAAGTGTCAGCGGCAGGGGCTTTCCACAATCACGGCGCCGCTTCCGACAACCCACCGACGGGGCAACAACGGATTCTCGGCTTCGCGCTAACGGGTGCGACGGCAGCAGGACAAGTCATTGAAGTCCTGCTTGCACCCTTTGAGTTCTAAGGATGGGACGAGGGACGGGGGACGAGGGACGAAGGAGGTGACCATGATGACCGACCAACAAATTCGGGAACGAATCATGTCCATCCTTTACGAGGCATGGCAAAAGAGCGGGAAACACCATCGCGTCTCGTTGGATGACTTGTTCAGCGCCTTCAACGCCCAAAGCCAAGACGAGCAAATTCAAGTCCTTCGGAACTTGCAACTGTTGACGGATTTGGGCTATGTGAAAATGCTGACTTTGCGGAGTGCCCAACTGACGGCATGGGGCGTTTTGGAATGCGAGCGCCATCGCTTGCTGCCTGAACCTTTGCCCCAAGAAACTAAGGAGGTGACCGAATAATGCCGCAAGTGACGGATGTCAAGGATGTGATTTTGGTTGACCCTGTATTGACGCAAGTCGCCATCGGCTACCGCGTGCAAGGGGCGGTCGCCGAAAACTTGTTGCCCACCTTGCCCGTCTCGTCCGTCTCAGGGCAAATCGCCCGCTTCGGCAAAGATGCCTTTCGCCGCGAATCTGCCCGACGGGGACGGGGAAGCCAAGCAAGGCGCGTCCATTGGTCCGTTGACTCGGTGAAGTTCCTTTGCGAGGAATATGCCCTTGAAATTCCAGTGGACGACCGAGATGTCGCTGCCAGCCAGAACCCTATTGATCCGTTTGTCGCCGCCACGACCCAACTTGTTGACATGCTGACTTTGGACGCGGAAGTTCGGGCGAGGGATGCTGTCGTCAACGCCTTGACAGCAGCAGGTTACAGCACGACCCCGACGACTAAGTGGGATCAAGCGAACTCAACGCCCATCACCGACCTGAAGAACGCCATCACAGCGGTTAGTCGACGGATCGGCGTTCGCCCGACGACCGTCGTCATTTCCCGACCCGTTTGGGAAGTTTTGATTGAACACTCACAAGTTGCTGACCGACTGAAATTCACTAACGCCACCTTCTCCACCGACATCCTTGCAAGGTGGCTGGAAGTTCGGGAAGTGGTCATTGGCGACATTGTGATGGACACTGCCTTGGAGGGCGACACGCCCAACTTGCAATATGTCTGGGGCGATCGGGTCGTCGTCGCTTTCGTGCCCCAACGCCCCGCCATCAATCAACCTGCTTTTGGTTACCGACCAACCCTTTCCAACTTCGTCGTTGAACGCTACCGTGACGAGCCTTCCCGAAGCACCGTCATCCGCGTCCGCCACGAAGTCGCCGAGGTCGTCACCGCTCCCGACGCGGGGCATCTGTTAGACGATGTTCTGGAGTCTATCTGAACGGCAGCGACAGGCGGATAGCGACTGGCGATTAGCGACTGGTGAGACGGCAGCGACTGGTTTTGTTGGAGCGCCTATCAGGCGCGACCTTTCAAGTCGTGGCTAATAGCCACTCCAACACTTCGCCAGTCGCCATTTCCCGCCGTTTTTGGCGTCTGACGGGCTTTTGGGGCGAGGGGGGTATTCCGATATAGGGGTGCCCCCACGAGGCGATTGTAGGGCAAAAGTTCGCGCAAACTTGAGCACGCTAGTATACCAATGTGCTCAATTTTGAGAACAACCCGCTCGGACGCCGTCCAAACGGCAAGGGGCGAGGGGCGAGGGACAGGGGACAGGTCAAATTGGTATACCAACTTGCACATCGGAGGCGACCAAGATGCGCCTTTGGGGCTGGTGGAAACGGGCAAAGCAGTCGTTTCAGGAACTCCCACAGCAGCAACTTCGCTCAGAACTGGGTTTTGGTGGCAGCGGGGTCGGCTACCTTCTGACCAACTTGGGCGCTGACGAATATTTGCCCGAACTGTCCTTTCCCCGCTCTATCGCCGTCTACACCCGAATGCGTCGCTCCGATGCGACCGTCCAAGCCCTTGAACTTGCTATCACTTTGCCCATCCGAGCGACCGATTGGGACATCCAGCCTGCTTCCGATGACTTGACGGCAAAGGAAGCGGCAGATTTGGTCTATGACAACCTGTTCGGCGGCATGACCCATACTTTTGATGACTTCGTTCGGGACGCTCTTTTGGCGCTCTTTTACGGCTTCACCGTCTTTGAGAAGGTCTTTGAGGAGCGGGACGATTACATCGTTTGGCGCAAGTTCGCTGCGAGGCATCCGCAAACCATTGAACGCTTCCTTTTTGACGAAACAGGCGGGTTGGCAGGAGTTCGGCAAGTTGGTTTTGACCCGCAGGGACGATTTCGGCAAGTTGACATCCCAATTGAGAAACTGTTGGTCTTTATCTGGCGTCGCGAACTTGGCAACCCTTATGGCGTCTCGGTCCTTCGGGCTGCCTACAAGCACTGGTTTCTCAAAGACCTTGCCTACAAACTTCAAGCCATCGCTTTGGAGCGTTGGGCGGTCGGAATTCCTGTCGGCAAAGTTCCAGCAGGGACATCGGAGCAAGACAAACAAACTTTCCTGCAAATGCTGGAAGCGATGCGAGGACATGAGCGGGCTGCAATGGTGTTGCCTGAAGATTACAGCGTGGAACTGATTGGGGCGGAAGCGGGACAGAGGGCAAATCAAGCCTTCGTGGAAGCAATTCAGCATCACGACACGATGATTGTCAAAGCCGTGTTGGCACAATTTCTCAACTTAGGGACGGGCGATGTGGGAAGTTGGGCGCTATCGCGAGATCATAGCCAACTCTTTTTGATGGGCTTGAATGCCGTTGCTCAATGGTTTGCCGACCACATCAACCGATATGCCATCCCGCAACTTTGTCGGCTCAACTTTGGTGAAGATTTCACCGACTTTCCCGCATTGACCTTCACCGATTTGAGGCTCGTCCTGCAGCGTGAAGTCCTTGCCGAAGCCATCTCCAAACTGGTGCAAACGGGCATCCTGAGACCCGACCGAAGTTTGCAGGAATGGGTTCGGGATGTCTTTGATTTGCCACCTTTGCCTGAAGAACAACCCGAAGAAGTTGAATTGCCAGCACCAGAAACGGCAACGGAAGGGACGAGGGGCGGGGGACGAGGGACGAGTAACAACGGACGCCAGTCGCAGTTTTCCGATCCGCTTGGATTGATTCAAGGGGCGACATTGAGAAGTTTGTCGGACACAACAATCACGGCAGCGGAGCAAAGTTTGCGGAATTTGTTGCGGCAGCAAATTGATGCGTTGATGGAGCAAGTTCGCAAGTTGGTTGCCGATGCCGATGCGGGCAAACCGTCATCTCTGCGAGAACTTGGTCGGCTTTCCGTCTCACAGCATCTCGTTGACGCTTACGCCGTTGAGTTGACGAAATACTTGATGGACGCCTATCGGGCTGCGAGATCGGTCTATCTCGCTTCCACTGGCTCCGACCCAACAAAGCCGATTCCCAGATGGGTTGACTTTTACTTGCAAGGGTTCGCCCAAGCGATTGCAAGACAACACGCTTCCGAACTTGCAGCAACAGTCGGTTATGAGGCATTGAGGCTTTACGAGGAAAGCAAAACGCTCGGACGAAAATTCAGCGACGAACAAATTGAGGCGGCTGCCGTTGAACGGGCAGCCAACATGATGGACGATTTGCCGAGGACGGTTGAGTTGTTGACAGAGATTTTGTTTGAGCCAGTGGAAACGGCAGCGACTGGCGAATAGCGACTGGCGAAAACGGCAGCGAATAGCGATTAGCGACTGGCGACTGGTCAAAAGGCAAAGATGTTGGAGTGGCTATTAGCCACGACTTGAAAGGTCGCGCTTTCTAAGCGCTCCAACATTGGGCATCAAAGGAGCGTGATGGCTATGGAACCGGGCATCGCCATTGAAATCGTGAATGACCAACTGGTCGTTCACTTCATTGACTCTTACAGCCACCGCCTTCAAAACTTTGAACCTGTCTGGCGACAGATTGCGAAGGACTTGATGGAACTGGAGGAGCGAATTTTTGCGACGCAAGGGAGGGTCATCGGCAAACCTTGGGCGCCCTTGTCGCCAAAAACGATCCGCCAAAAGCAACGAAAAAACCTTCCCCTTGAACCGCTTGTCAGGACGGGACGGTTGCGAGCATCCTTGACCGATGAGACCAGCGGCGAGATGATTCTGGACATTGAGCCTTTAGGCTTGACTTTCGGTTCGGCAAGACCAGTTGATCGGGGCGATTGGTGGCTTGCTCCCATTCACCACTTCGGCGCTCCGAGACGCAATATCCCAGCAAGGGCATTGATGCCTGACAATCAGTTTCTCGTCGGACGCTATCGGGAACGATGGCAGGATTACTTTCTCAATCACCTGTCCGAGGAGAAAGAGTTCCTTTGACAAGGAGGTGCTTTGATGCCGCGCTATCACAGCCTTTCTGATGTTCAAAGTCGCTTGCCTTCGTCCATCGCCACCATTGATGCCGTCAGTGAACCGAACACGACCCAAGTGACGGCTTGGATGGACGAAGTTGAGGCTTTCGTTGAAGGTCAATT